GCCAGTTTATGGTATGGCGACCAGCACGACGTGTGCCACGGCGACCGGCCTTTTGTCGCGAAACGTAACAATTATCCCGTTACGATGAAGCGGGAACCCCTAAGGCCGGACCAGTGTCCTTAGTGATCATATATAAATTATGGTCGCTATAAGGATTCGCTTCCCATACTTCTTGGTCAGTTTCTGACCACTGCCTAAAATCGGCAGCAATTGGGATAATAAGCGATTCTCGTCTAGCGACGGGAAACACTGAAGGTACGATCAGATTAAGAGACGCTGGAGTCTGTGTATCTATAGATTCAGTTGTTTCGGAAGGAGAGACCCTAGCTAAGTCTTTCCATCCGATCCTAACCGAGTCGAAGAACGACAGACGGGGTAGGGCAGATAAATCAAGGTCTGGAGTCGGTCCGTAGGCGGTGTTTGGTACACAATCAAACCCGCTTAATGGCCTTAATAGGTCAAAAAGACGGATAACAGCCTTGGCCTCGAACTCACTGATAACATCAGTCAGTTCATACCCAAACGCCGGCAATGCCGACGGAAGGATACTGTCGATTTTCGCCGTTGCGAAAGCAGACAGAGAACCGGCGTTTCTTAATTGTAAAGCCGCCATCCCTGGTGGGAGATACTCGCACGTTGGTAGGGTTATCGAGTCAAGAAATGGGTCTAAATCGTTAGATTCCCTCTTGGCCGGTGCCTGAAGACAGTCGCTGAGCGGTAAAGTAGCCCAAGAATTGGGTACTTTCCCTAACGCGAAATTGCGATCGGGATGTAGGTTGAATATTAAAGACGAAATATCGTCTGGGGTTGAAAAATACCCATTATCTCGACCGAAATCCACGAGATCTCTGACTGCCCGCGCAACCGTAAGGTACCCGGGGGAATTCTGTACCAAGGTACGGATTAACCCGGTAAACTGAGAGTCGTTAGTATAATTGTATACTATAATATCGGCTGTCTCCTGAGACGGAGGACCTCGGTCCAAAGCTCTAGAGAAGGTTGCAAGCACCATAGAGGTCAATGGCGCACCTCTGAGAAGCCGTCCCACGAGTTCACTTTGCAGTCGTCGTGCAACTGCGACGACACGGGTTGCTACCCGACTGTGAAGCACGTACATCGTGTCTTTTGTATTAACATATCGACCAATGTTAGGATGGAAATCTGCCAGAGCAACTGCTCGACTAGATAACCAATCGACAAAGGTTGACATGTACGGGCCCGTAGGGCCCGTCAAAAGCACGATGATCGCCCCAAAGACCGCACGCCGAGAGCATAAGTTCTCGAAGGCTTGGTCAGAGAGACGATGCAACGGTTTAGGGCATGGAAACCCCTTTACTAATGCGTAGTAAATCTCCAAGCAGCACCGAAGGTGAGGTACGTGACCGGTTATACGTTTAAACCGTTTCACGAGGGCTAAGAACGAAGCATTAGAGTAGCACGACGCAAGCTCTTTCCATTTTAACGTGGTTAGAGTATGTCCATTCTGGACAAAGCGTTTCGCAAACTCGAAGGTCCCGTTCGACGAGACAACCCCTTTGTTGGGATTGACCGTCACCCCTATCGAATCACAAAGATATCGATACGCCTCAGCTACCAGACCCACTCGGGGATCGTCGCCATAAAAGACGATGTCATCCCCTAGGATCTCGTAAGACAGGAACTCCTCATTACGAGGAATTCCCGCTCGACGGGCTGCCATTAGAACTAAAATATGGTGGCTCAGGGTAAAGACTGCCCATGAGGAGTAGGAACCCATAGGTTGCCCGACGCAATAAGTGATAGTCCGTTTTAATTTTGGCACATAGAATTCAGTGCCGCGGAGTATCTCCGCCCAATTGGACGCTATCCTTACTGCTTCGAATTTTTGGCAACCTATTAACTCCTCAAGTACTACTTGTTGAAGTAGCAACGGAAATCTATCCGTAGCTGCCGATAAGTCGTACGACCATATCTTCTGGCTCTTGGATGCCATAACCCTGTCCACGCCCGCTAGTTGGTCGAAAGTATTATCCCGTGGTAACTCTTTGAGATACTTAAATACACTATCGTGTAAAGGGCGTAATACTGCCTGGATCCAATACCCGGGAATTGCGAATATTCGCACCTTTCCTCGTGGCTCGAGCTTCGTAGCGACCTTCCCCGTAGGGTAGGTCCCTAGTCGTCTAGAGACAGGTAGGACTGGTAACGAACGTCGCAAACGGCCTTGGGAAAGCAATAGTCCCAAGTACGGCCACTCTCTCGCAAGCGAGCGAGGGTCCCGGACCCGAAGAATCCATTCTTCGAGGTATGCCGGTATGTATTGGAAAATAGCACGGCTTAGCCATGCTATCCAGGTCACCTGCTGGATGAGTAAATGAGCCCCAAAATCCGTGGCTAACGAAGTCCAGGCCAAATAAATCGGCGAAGACTCGAGAGCTACTGCATCCAGCGGTG